ACAACTTGTTTGGGCACCCTGCAGCCTGTAATAATAGTCTGAAGAATGATGTGAAACATGATCTATAAGAAGCATCCCATTCAGTGTAATCATTGCAAACCCATTGATAACTATCATCTTGCATTTCTGAGGAGTACTTCAAAACTAAATCATTAAATTCTTCATCTGAACCGTGTGTGACTATATGTAGGTTGTTATCTCTACCTATATCCCTGATTGTTTTCAAAATAAAAGCACCATAACCTGAAAACAGAATGTTTAACATTTTACTGAACTGCGAGACACCTTGCCCGACTTTATCACTCTGATCGAAACCATCTTCGGGTTTATATTTACCTTGATATTTGTTGAAGTAACTAATGGCCTCATTAAATTCGTTAAATTCGCAATCATAAACCTTTTTGAAGTCCACATTCCTTTTGTTACCAGCACGAATAAATGCTGCAGATTGTTCGTAAACGACCTCATAAGATCTATTTTTAAGTTCTCTGAGTATTCGAGAAAAGCAATCAGTTCTGTTATGCAATGCTTTACTAAGACCTTCACACAAATCAGTAACTGCTGCTCTAATAATTCGCTGACTCATCTTTGGGCGAGCCGCACCATACCTGGTAATCATCGATTGTATAGTTTCAATCGGGTTCCAACTTGTTTGTTGTATAACATGCGGTTCACCAACAATTTTCTTGATGTATTTATCATTTGATGATTGCGCCATTAGATCAGCATTCATAAGTAATGTCCCATTATCTAAATTGTTCAATTCAGGTTTAAGCACGTTCGTGTAGACATCTGTAGCGTTGGTATGCTTGTATTCTTTAGTTAAAATTTCAGAGGCAGTCTCAGGTTGGACTTTTGTTGTAACTACCCCTTCATTATCAGCTGTTATCATATTACTCAAATCAACTTCTTCAATATATCTTTCGCTGTTGACAGCAACATCATTATAGTTATCTAAATTGGCAATATGCAACCCTAAAATACCTAGATACTTAATTATAACACCTTTCTCTTCCCCAGCAAAAACTAACTGATTAGTAGCCCTAGTTAATGCGGTATAAATCCATTCCCCTTTATTAATTAACGCCGATTGTATACTTCTTGAGTCAATATAGAAAAGAACTGTGTGAGCCCTAGAACCTTGGTAACAAGTAATAGTAGAAGCGTCAAAACCTGCTTTATTTAGTTGATCTTTAGTGTTGTCGTTAAAGCAAATAATAGGTATCTTTTTCCATTTTTTGGGAAACTTGAAAACATCACCGTCAACATGATAAAAACCTTTCTCAACTTTGGATTTAGGTATAATATTAAACCCAAATTTACTATTTATGACCTTCGTTATGTCGTGTGGTATTTTATAGGTTTCCCTTATATTGTTTCTAACGCCGATATCTCTGAATTGGGTAAAACGATCACGCGTGTCAAACGCTATTGCTGGTACTTGGTGGACGTCACCTAACATTATTACTTGAGTTCGCGGGAAGTGTAATTGTAAAATTGCCAAATACTCAACAAAAAATTGAGACATTTCATCAACAATGATTTCAGCTGGCACGTTTTTAACCAAGAAAATTTCATGTTGTGTGTACGAACGAACACCGCTAGCGAGATGAGAATTTTTCAATTCACGAGTTGGACTCACAAAAACGGCGTTTGGGTAATTTTCCATAGCGTAAGTGGTCTTTGACGCGCTAGCATAACCAGTTATAGCTTTAAAAGAACCATTGATGTGTTTGCTATTAATATCACCGATAACATCATATTTCTTAAAATCATTTTTGAAAAAATAATTTCTAAATTTATTGACCTTAACGGCATCTAAACTATAGCTATGATCGGTTATTTTATCATTGTATTCATTGTACAAATCAATTTCTTGCCTTACCTGTACATCTTGTGGATCGATTAAGAAGTAATATTTTTCTGAGCTGACAGTAACACTGGGTTCGAAATCAACATGATCATATCTCTTAACTAATCTATACCTAGTGGCCAAATTCCACACTTCAGTTGGATTGCCAAATGTTTTAACTATCAAATCGCATCGATACTTCATAAGTATGTCAAAGATATCAGTTATTATACCTGCGGTTATAGCTTCAGAGTTTTGTTTTGAAGCTGCATCACAGAAAACCGTTCTGATTTTGCTATTGTCTTTCAGAATGCGAGTTAAAACAGCTCTCATTTGAG